CCTGGCAACCTTGATGTTCCGCCCTCACCCCTCGATCCCTGCACGACGGATGCGGGCCAAGCCGAGGCCAGAACGTTTTCCGTTGCTCGCTGATCGCCGCCGTATGGCTCCTGTTTTCCGAAACCCACGGCCTGCCCCGGCTCAGATAGGTTGAGTGTATGACTACACCGGACAATCTGCATGGGTGCGGGAACGTCCTGAGAAGCGATAAAAAACGTGCCCAAAGGACCGACAAGATAATCCCCCACCGCAGTAACGGTCGGATCAAACATTCCGAACATCACCGGCTTGCCGTAGTTGAAAGCCTTCGATCCTGCGGCCTTGTCGTCTGCCGTAATCCAGGCATTGATGGATCGAATGAGATTGCCGGATGCCGTTGGGTTGTTTGCTCCCTGCGGGCGGTATTGCTGGTATGGAGATCCGATGATAGATGCGGTGATCTGCGGTCCGAGATTGAAGGTTGCCAGGATTGATGCAGACATCAAACAACAATCCTAATTCCGCTGCTATTGTTCAGCGCGGGGCCATCTGGAACCCCCATGAAACCGCACATTCTCTTACGCCAGCTATCAAACAGCGCCTCTCTGTCGCGGGCCTCCGTCCTGTTGCGCGTCCACACGGCAGCAACGTCAGTCCCCATATTTGTTGAAGCTCCAAGAATTGCTTGCTCAAGCAAGTAAAGCTGAGCAAGGTAATTCCTGACTACCTGTATCTCGGCGGGAGAAAGGTTGTTCATGCGGTATTCAAGCAATCCGTATGCTTGAAAGAAGCGCCAACCCTGAAACCCATCTGCACCAGAGCCATATGCAGGATAGCCACAGAAGCGCCGAATGTCGGTCTTCTCCGCATCCGTGAATGCGCCTGACGGAAGGTTCATCGTGTCCGACATGTCGAGGCCTCCGTTAATACGTGCTGCCGTCGCCACGCATGAAAAACACCGTCCCTGACCCAGCCGATAGCAGCACGGCGGATGCGAAAAGGTTGATTGATCCCAGCGTTACAAGCATCCTCCCGCCCGGCGGCACCACATGCGGCGAGCTTGCCGTTGCGGAGGTTGATACGGCATCAAATTCGCACGCAACCGGAGCGCTGGTCGCATTGTAGATGAGAACGTTGTCACCGCCACCCGGCAAAACAGCGGTGGTGGTAACTGCCGTGCCAACCGTTGCCAGCACAACACTTGCCTGCGCGGATGATTTGAAGGCCTGTTGAACTGCCATTGTTAACCCCAGGTAAGACCCCCCAGCCCAAGCTGGGGGGTCGCGTCATCAGTTGGCCGCGTGCTCGATCATCACCGCGCGCTTGAAGGTGGCGCTTGTCGCGGTCGGAACGGTGTCGCTGGTGGTCGTGGTATCGGACGGAGCGACGAAACCGCCGATCCAATACCACGACTGAGCGATGATCTGCTGAAGCCGGTCGATCGGCTCCCGCGTCACCATGGCAACGCCATCCACGATGTTGATGATGCTGTCCTTCGGAGCGATATCTTCGGCAGCGATCCCTGCGAAATCGCCCTCGATCAGGGCGCCCTGACCGCAGATGATCGGTCGCCGGATGTTGAAGCCCCCGGCCGTGGACTGCACGAATGCCTCCGTGGTCGGCATGAAGCGCAGGCCGAGGAAATCGTTGACCATGCCGGACTTGAACGCGGAAGCCGCCGAGGTCGCGCCCTGGAACAACTGCTTGAAGTCTGGATCGGCGAAAAGCTGACGGGCCGAAACGGGGTCGAGATAGCAGTTGAATGCTCCATCGATCTCCGGCACCGCATTCTTGCGCAGCGCGGCAACGGCGTCGAGTAGCTGGCTCATCGTCAGGAGGTCGGTGCTCTGCAACAGCGTGCTGTTGCCCCGGCCGGACGGACGAATGATGGCGCTCGCATTGGTCGCCAGAACGGTGTTTCCGGCGGTGTTGTTCGCCACGCTCACCGAGGTTCCGACCGTCAGGGTGCCACTCACGCCATTCGGCGTGACGCTCACGCTTGTTGCATCGGCCGAGTAGCCGGTGACGGTATTCGCCACGCCGTTGATGAGCACGTTGAGCGGGTTGCCGGACGAAACGGCCACGGCCACGCCGTTGACATACGCCGTCGTGAAGCCCCTGATGTCATCGACCACGACGCTGGTTCCGGCACCGCCCGCTGTGGTGCGAACCGACGTGTTGCCGCCGAAGTAGGCATTGAACAGGGCGTTGCGCGCCAGTTCATCCATGCTGCGCGCGGCCTGCTCACCGTTCGCATAGGCGTTCTGTAGGAACTGATTGGCGATGCCGACGCGGCTTGTCACCATGTTGAGGTCCTGAGTCGCGGCATAGAAGTTGAGCGTCAGGGTATATTGCTCAACGGCCCATCCGGCCGAGGTCAGGCCGTTGTCCAGGTTGGTGTTGGCGCTTGGGGAAAGCGGCGTGGTAACGGTGGGCTTAAGCCCGGCGCGCGTCTTGGTGATGGTCTCACCGATGCCGATGTTGAAGGTCTCGCGATCCGCGATCATGCGATAGCCGAGCCTCGACTTCAACGCCTGCTCGAATTCGCGTTCCAAAAAGCCCTGCTGGATGATCGGTTGCAGGGAGGCGGGGAAATTCTGAATACCCACGGGGGGTTTCTCCTGTTGTTGTTACGCAGCCTTCCCCCGTGGGGGTATCGTGGTCAGCGCATCTTGCGGATGCGTTCGCGTTCCGCCTTGTATTCGTCCGCCGTCATTTCCTTGGCGTGCTTCGCCTTCGGCTCTGCCGGGGGCGGGGGCGATGCCGGGGTGGACGTGCTGCGCGGCGCGGCGGGCGGCTGCCCGAACAGATGCGGCTTCGCCGCCTTCATGGCATCGATCAGTTCGCCGAGATTGGTGGGCTCGCCCTTCTCATCTCGCTTGATGTCCGCCTGCGGAAGGAGGGCGATGATATCCGCCGCGTCCACGGCCCCCGCAGCGGCGGCAGCCGCCCTCACCTCGGCCCGGAGCATTCGCGCCTCGGCGGACGCCACGACGGCGGCATGAGCCGCCTGGGCTGCCGCAAGGGCCTCGGCCGCCGTCGTCGCCGCAGCCTTGTGGCCGCGCGCTTCATTGGCCGCCGTTCGCGCCGCCGCCTGCGCCTCGGCGTATTCCGCCTCGGTGTAGACCTTCACATGCGGAGTGGTCGGAACGCTTGACGGGGGCGAAGTGGGTGGGGTTGCTTGGTCGCTCATGTTGCCTCTTCAAAGGTAAATGGTCATGGCCCATCAGACCGGCCGCTCTGATGCGTTATTGTGTGTTCGTCCGTTTACACGTTTGCCATGGTTGTTAGGTCTCCACCGCTGCCGTGGCCGTCTCTGCCGCCTTCATGGCGAGTTGGCGCGCATCTTCCGCCGCCATGTCAGCAGCGATAAGGGCAATCTCCGCATCAACATCTTCGATGTCGTAATCATCGGCAAGCGATGTCACTGCCGTTTGACGCGACATCAAACCTCCCTGGCGAAGCGTGTTCAGGGTTGAAGCGTCAGCTTGGCGATCTTCTGGCGTAGGCTGATACCAGCGCGGCCATTTCAGCGTGAGCCTTTCGGCATCGCTGATTGTAACGGGCGCGGCCCCCATGATGCTGATTGGAATTGATGCGCTGGCCTTTACAACGAGCCGAAGTAGCGGCAGTAGTCCATGTTCTCCGTAGGATGCGCGGAGCCTGTCAGCAAGCCAGATGAGCCCTTGGTTCATCAACTCCAAAGCGCGGCCGGATTGCGCAGCGCTCAGCTTGTCGGCATTGGCCCGGTTGCCATGAACGCTTTCAAGCGCCATGGCGCGAAGCTCCTTGACGTATTCGATGACGGCAGCCGATGCGGTGCCTCCGATCTCAAGTAGCTTCGCGTCTCCATCCGAACTGACAACCAGCGCGTTCCCTGACCCCTTCACCAGAGTTCCATCCGTCGCGGCGGGCTCTTTGATGACTAGGGTGGGGTCCTGGCTGTATCGCAGCCCGCGAGCGGCCTGCGATAGCTGGTAGTCAATCTCGATGCTGCTGTGGATGGCGGCCTTGAAGGTGCAACCGCCGTCGATGTCGCTTCCGCCGGGCAGGTTCTTAATCCAGACCATAGGCACGAAGCCAAGGGCGTGTTCAACCGTTCTCGACGTATCAACCGGAGCCGTGCGGGGGTCCGCAACAAGGCTGCACATGACAGGCACATACCAGGTTTCCGCGTTGTCATCCCAAATTCTCGAGAACCAAAAGTCAGCGTTTATTGCGCCGTCATCGATGTCATAGCCGCTCGATGCAAGCACGCCACCCTTGACCTTGTATGTCTCTCGCACACTCTCAAGCGTGTCGGGGGCATCAGCGCGCCATGTTGGCGTCAGGAACTCCGTGTTGATTGATCGAAAGAACACGCGCCCCTTGAGGATACGCATGAGGATGCAGGCAGACCCCACGCTACCAGAGATTGCGGCCTCAATCATCACATCATCGAGGCGCGTCTCGACAATGAGTTCTTTGAGAAGGTCCGCAACGCTTCGATCCTTGCATTGCACCTCTGGGAAATGTCCCTCCGAAAACAAAAGAGACACGCTATCTTCGACCACAATGCGCGCAAGGCCATACCTAACGCAAGGTTTGCGGCTGCGAATGGGAATATAATCGCCACTATCCATCCGCTCAATGTGGAAGTCATGCTCCATGTAATCATAAAGCGTTCCATTCAACACTGCGCGAAGGAGAACGATGTCATTGCAACGTTTCGGATAGTCTCTATCCATCGGCATAGTCGCGGCTATTGTTTGCAGCATGTTTTCCCCGCAACGTCAAAAGCCGTTGAGCAATCCAATGGAGCGGAGACTTTCGCCCAACGCGCTCATGGCTTCATTCCAAAGTCTAAAATCGCCGATGTCTCTGTTGCTAGGCTGCTGCCTGCGGCTGCCCCAACGCCGAAGCGTAAATGCGTGGCCGGTTGTCAGTCGCCGGTTTCGGTAGAGACGATCTAGGCACTTGAGCACGACGCGAGAGCGTTCACCCGGCCGGTTGATCTCGGCGAACGTCTGAAACCACGCATCGCTTGCCGACTTGAACTGCATCATGTTCGCGCATAAAGACGCCTCGGATAATGACACCGATGCTTTCATAGCTTCCAACCCATCACCAGAATTGCCAACCCAATTACTGCCAGCAAAAGCCATTCATCGTTCATTGTCGCTCACCTTCCTATCAGGGGTATTGTCACGCGCCTTGCCGGTTGATTTATCACTGTCAACCTTCCGAATGCGCGTGACAAAGCATCTACCTGATCGTCTTTCCGGCCGCTTGGAAATGACCGAAGCTCATCGATGAAAGTAGCATTCCACGGAGCCCTAATAAGTCGCAAATTCCCGACATTGGCTTGCGAGGCGATTGCCGCCGCCCGCGTGACCTTGCTGCCCGTCTCCGGTGACGAAGCAACCGCAAATCCTGAGAGACGCCGAGTGAAATGGGCAACTTGAGACTTGCCAGCTTGGCCTGGGTCCTGCGGCAGATCGATAAAGACGCCCTTGCCGTCACTCTCGGCTGTATCGAGTATCGCTTTTTCGACATCTTCGGGCGCGCCGCGAAGACGCTTAACATCGATAACGATGTATCCATCATCTTGCGTCCTCATCAGCTTAAGGCCAACCGTCCAATCCGGGTCGCTTGTTCCGTATTGCTCCGTTGCGGCCAAATCCCATGCCCGAACAACAACAGGCTTTCCGTCACGCATCATCGGCGTTGCTGGCTGTTGCTGCGGCAATCCAGCCGCCCTTTGCCAAGTTGGCCCGGCGTAGGCTGCCGCAGGATCGTTGCCGGGGAGACCGTCGATGATGGTGATAGCCGAGATTTTGAACAGTCCACCGTCTAGCGGGCGAGGGTCCTGCATATACAGCGCGGCCCAATCCCGAGCCCCTATGTCGGTCTCAATGTTGCGAAGCGTATCGAGCGGATACCACTCTGGCCATAGTGCCGTTCCATCATCGTTGATGGCTGGCATACTTACGATTGTCCAGCGCGATGCGTTTACACCGTTTAGAATGCGACCGCACAAATCATCTTCGTGCCATCGCGTGTTTGTTATTACAACAGCGCCACTCTTCATTAGGCGGGTGTATGCTGATGATGTCCACCAGTTCCATACGTTCTCACGCACGGCAACGCTGTCAGCTTCCGCGCGATCCTTGAATGGATCATCGATTGACAAGATGTTGGCACCGCGACCTGTAATGCCCTGCCCTATGCTGGCGGACAAATAAACGCCACCCTTCGTTGTGTGCCAAAGACTTTTTGACTGGCTATCTTTTGCGAGTTTCACATTTGGGTAAAGGCGCCCGTATTCGTTACTTGCAATTATGTTGCGAACGTCCCTGCCAAAATCTGTTGCCAGCTTGTCTCCGTATGAGGCGCTTATGAATTGGTGCTCTGGGAACAGCCCCATGTATCGCGCTGGCCATCTCTTAGATGCAAGCTCACTCTTCCCGTGCCGGGGAGGTAGCCAAAGCATGAGGCGGTCTATATCGCGTCTTTCTACAGCCTCAAGCGCATTTGCGATCTTTATATGCGGAGCGCCGATGATGTAGTCGGGTTTCGTGTATGATGTGAAGTCAAGCAGGCTACTTCTAGCCTTCTCCCTCATCATCAATTCCGTCCTGGCCTTCTCCCTCGCTAATGAGTGTAGCAAGCTCATCGTCGTTCATCTCGCTAAATCTTTTCGTCAACGTCGTGTTGCTCACGACATGCGATAGGCGTGGATGACGATAAGGCGCAAGTTTGCTGGCCATCTCTCCGGCCGCTGCCCACATGCCTTTTGTGGCCAAAACAACGGCTGCATAATGGATCATATCGAGCGGCGACATGCCAACGATCTTATCGGCCGTAAGCTCTGGCAGGCCCTGTATCTGCTCGATATCGTTCCCCTGGACCAGCGCAAGAATTCGCTTATCCTTTTCCAGGGATTTTTTGTTGCGGCTACCCTGAGGCCTTCCACGTTTGGTTGCCACTGTCATTGTGTTGTCACTTGATTGTGGTTGGCTGCTGGCG